GTAGCTTGCGGGCAATACCTCACATCTGGCGAGATGATCTGCAACATCAAGTGGCAGGGGCATGTCATCCCAGGATGGTATGCGCTGATTTTCGCTGGCACCGGCACGTCGGTGTATATATTCGAGAATAAGAACTGACAGATATGGAATGGCTCAACCTTGACCTCATAAAGCAGCAGCTCAGGCTCGACGACTCACAGGCAGCGATGGAGGGGGACCTCTTGGCGATGTACGGTGAGAGTGCCGAGGCTGCTCTGCTTCAGCTTCTGCGGCGCACGGCGGAGAATGTCGTGGAGACCTTCGGCGGTGTGCCCAAACCTCTCATCCACGCAGCGCTGATGCTCGTGGATATTGCCTACCAATACCGCTCGCCTATCACACCGGCATCGGTCAATCAGGTGGGCTACACCTTCGAGATCCTGGTCAAGCCGTACATGCGGCTGGCGGGAGATGATGACGGAGGCAGTGGCGGAGATCTTCCCGAAGGAGCTCTCATGGATAGTAACGGCGCAGTGCTGGCTGACAGCTCCGGCGCGGTGCTTTGTGCATAACCCCAAAAACGAAATAACATGGCAACAACTTTGACTTTGAACAAGCTGCAGCCCGGCCAGGGCCTGCGGCCAAGCGTAGAACCTATCACTACCACCTGGGCGACGCTGCTTGCTATCCGCGACGCCGGCAATCTCATCCCTGGGCAGTTCTACCGCATTACCGACTATGTGACGACCTCAATGGCTGCTAATACGCGCTCAACCGGTCATCCCTTCGACATCATCGTGCGTGCTGACTCTACCAACGTGCTCAACGAGCAGGCATGGGCCACCCCGCACAAGGGCGACACCTACTTCAAGGATGCACGCCTCGAAGCATGGGAGCTGAAGTATAACATCGACAACATCCAGTGGTCGCAGAAGATTGGCACGCTCATCGAGGATGAGAATGACGGCTACACTGCTCTGAGCATTGGCACTGTGGACATCGACGGCGAGACGTACATCCTGTGGGATGCCTCGGAGTTCGAGGAGGACTACGGCTTCACGCGGATGGTGTCGCTGACCAAGGAGGTGGGTGCCGAGATGTGGACCTACGACCCCGCGACCGGGGAGAAGGGCGAAGACGCGCAGACATCCATCGCTGCTGTCATCGGTGAATATACGGAGGCCGGCAAGGGCACCATCACGTGGATGAAGGATGAGTTCGGTAACATTGCCGGCTACGACTTCAAGAACATCCAGCAGAAGCGTTGGAAGGTGACTGACGAATTGGAGCGCGATTCACTCAACGGCAAGTACCTGGGTGTGCTCAACGGCCTGCCCGTGAAACTGAGCATCGAGGATGAGGAGGACTTCATCTGGGCATATCTCTACAGCGTGTATGACTATGATGGCGGTACGCAGGACACTGCTGACCATTCGCTCTCTGGCCGCGTGCACGACATGGACACGAACTTCACCGTCAGCGACAACAATGCTTTCGTGTGGAGTTCTGTGGATCACAATGCTTACGATTGCGAGTTCTCCGGAGATGTGCAGAATAACTCATTCTCCGGAAATGTGACGTATAACTCATTCTCCGGAGACGTGTGGAACAACTCATTCTCCGGAAACATGTACCGAAACACATTCTCCGGAGGTGTGAGCAATTGTTCATTCTCCGGAAATGTGCAGAATAACTCATTCTCCGGATACGTGGATAGTTGTTCATTCTCCGGAGGTGTGTATCAGAGCTCATTCTCCGGAAGTGTGACACAGAACTCATTCTCCGGATATGTGCAGAATAACTCATTCTCCGGAGACGTGCGGAACAACTCATTCTCCGGATATGTGTATCAGAACTCATTCTCCGGATATGTGGTACAGAACTCATTCTCCGGAAACGTGCAAAACAGCATGATCACTGGGCAGTTGAGCAACTTGCAGATCCAGGCCAGCAGCGGCGCTTCAGGCACTATCAACGGCCTGTACACGCTGGGCAAGATGGACAGTAAGACCATCACCGTGCCCACGAATGCAGCCTATCCCACGTATGCTGCCATGACCACTGCAGGGCAGCTGAAGACGTGGAATCCTGCCGACTAAGAGAACGATTTGTGTGCGTAGTGTGTGGCCATAGGTACACCACTGCGCACACTTTTTTGTTTATTAGTCATTGCCCCAATGATATAAAGCTATGACGTTCAGAGGGAAATGCCGCGAAACACCTTCACCCGCGCTACGTTTCCGGAGAACGAAAAGCAAACACTCCAGATGATACTCTTCGAGAAGATACGCTACCGCCTTGTATGGAATCACGCACGCCGGCTGAACGCCCGCGGCGAGGGCCTGGTGCAGATAGAGATGCAGCAGGGTCGGCGTCGGCGGTACCTCTCGACGCACACTTATCTGCCGCCCGAGAACTGGTGCCGCGGATGGGTCGTAGGCACGCCCGACGACAATGCCCGCAACTATGCTCTGCGGCGCATGATGTGGGAGGTGGAGCAGGTGGAGCTGGAGTACATCAAGAAGGGTATGCGGCTGACGCTCCCGGCACTGGTAGAGGCTGTGAAAGCCAGTGTGAGCCCTGCTGCCAAGCTGCGCGATTTTGTGGCGGCCATGCTCGAGGGCAGCGACCGCCGCGACACCACAAAGCAGAACTACCGCACGCTGTCGAACGACATAGAGCGATGGCGCCCGAACACCTATCTGAACGACATCGACTACCAGTGGGTGCAGGCCTACGACCGCCACCAGCGGGAGCGTGGTGTGGCTCACAACACGAGGGTGTCGCGGCTGCGGATGCTCAGGGCAGTGGTAAACGAGGCGCTGAGCCGCGAACTGATGAGCCAGGACCCGTTCCGGAGGATGAAGATGGAGGGCATGGAGGCAAAGAAGGGCTACCTGACGAGCCGCCAGCTGCGGCAGTTGGAGCAGATGCAGTTCAGTGGCAAGGAAGAGCGCGCCCGCGACCTCTTCCTCGTCGGCTGTTATACGGGACTCCGCTTCTCCGACATACGCACGCTGCGACAGACGGACATCGGGGCAGACGGATGGCTGCGCAAGCGGACGCAGAAGACGGGCGCGGAGGTAAGCATACCCATCGGCGACCTCTTCGACGGGCGCATGCTGGGGCTAATCGAGAAATACAAGGGCGACATCGGACGGCTATGCAGCAAGGCACCGCCTAACAGCGACGTGAACCGCACACTGAAACCCCTGCTGGCGAAGGTGAAGGCGCAAGAGCGAGTGACATTCCACTCATCGCGCCACACCTTCGCCACTCTTTTGTCTGAGCGCGGTCTGTCGCCCGAGACTATCCAGCACCTTCTGGGCCATGCGTCGGCACAGACAACGCAGATTTACAACGAGCATGCTGCCGACAGAAGGCGGGAGATTATGAAGGACTTGGTAAGCCTGAAACACAGAAAGGCGCGATAGGTGAGAGACCCGCGGGAAAAGCCGCGGGAACGGTAATCAGAGACCCGCGGGAAAAACCGCGGGGAAGGTAATCAATAAAACGGAAAGAAATGGCAACAAAGAAGACTACAGATGGCGTGCAGATCGAGCACGCTACGGTTGAGAAAATCAACGAGAAGAAGGTGAGAATCACTGCCGAGCCCGGCTACGTGCTGCGCTCGAAGCACACGGGGCATACGTTCCCCTGCCGCGTGACTGCTAACCCTGGGGCCTGGGAGGCTGTGGAACAGTAAGCAACAATGGCATACAGCACTGGCATACTACGCGAGCGTGTGCAGATCCTGAACAGGACCGAGGCACAGGTCGGCAAGTTCGGAATTGACAGCTCCGGCATCGGTTTCGAGCCTGCCGGCACCGTATGGGCTGAGGTGACATGGGCGAAGGGCAAGCAGGCTATGAATGCCGGAGCGCTGGATGTGTACGGCATCATCATGGTGCGCATGCGCTACAACACCATCGTGAGTGAGCGCAGCAGGATCGTGCACGATGGCAAGACCTATCAAATACTCGGCGACACCTTCCACGCCCAGCGCCAGGACAACACCATTCAGTTTCAGGCTCAACAGGTCGTCAATGACTGACGGCTGGTAATACCAAGGAGTGTTAACGCCCGAAAAGAAAGAAATTATCATGGACAATTTTTTCACAACAATGTTCCGCCGCCGGCGTGAGAACCCGGTACCGGTGAGCACTCTCAGCAAGACAGCTGAGGTGAGCACTGCCAGCTATCAGGAGCGCATTGCCTATACGCGCTCACCTGAGCAGGCGCTGGTGGTGGGCGCAGTGTACAGGGCCGTTACCCTGAGGGCTGACACGATGTCGGTGATGCCGGTCCAATACCAGAAGAAAGATTTCGAAGGGGGCAACTACGTCGTCGACATGCGAGGCCTGGGCAAGCGCCTGAACTACCTGCTGCAGGAAGAGGCGAACCCCATCATGAGCGCCACAGACCTGTGGAAGCTGGTGGAGATCAACCGCCTGTTCTATGGCAACGCGTTCGTCTATATCGAGCGCGATGAGTTCGACATGCCGTTGCACCTGTGGCTCGTCAAGACTGGCGGCTATGATGTCAACACAGGTCGCTATGTCAGCCTGGTCTATCTCACCGACCGAGGCTACAAGACCGAGGTGGATGTGCCCCGCGAAGACGTCCTGCACTTCGCCAATACCTTCCGCTATCAGAACGGCATCTGGGGCATCTCGACGCTACAGTATGCAATTGAGACTCTCTCCCTGAACCGCACCCTGCGCCAGCAGTCGCTTGAGACCGCAGCCAAAGGCGGCCGCGTCAAGCTCATCATAGGTGAGGAGAAACCAGCCACGGTTCAGGGCACTGTCGCCCTGGGCATGATGCCGAAGGGCGAGATGGACAAGTATGCCAAGGAGCTGCAGGAGAAGATGTACAGCGGCCATGACGTGCTTGCCATCCGGGGGCTCGACAAGGTGCAGAAC